GTGGATGGGGTGTTCGGCCCGGCTACACTGGCGGCTGTCAAGGCTGCTGACCCGGCAGCCGTCGTTAATAAGGTGACGGAGTTGCGGTTTGCCTTCTTGCAGGCGCTTTCTACCTGGGATACGTTTGGCAGGGGCTGGAGTGCCCGTGTGAACTCGGTGCAGAACGTGGCGCTGGGTATGGTTGGGACGCCACAGACGACCCTACGCGAAGCTGCCAAGACCAGCACGGCAGGGGGCGCGGCTACGGTGGCTACCTTCTCGTTGCTGGCTACTACGGTCTCCCAGGCGGAACCGGCGCTTAAGGTGTTGGGTGGAATGGCGCCCTGGCTGGCGGCATCTGTGATTGTGGCGGCATTGATCGGAGTGATTGTGTGGCGAACCAAGAAGTAATTGAGCAGAAGCGAGCGGAGGCTATTGCTGCTTTCCTCAAGGAGCAGGACCTCGATACCAAGTTGGCAGAGGCAGCTAAGTTTGTTGCCACTCGCCGACCCACCGCCATTTTGATTTTTTGGGAGGAAGACGATGGCTACGGTGCCGTCACGATTCCCTACTCCAACGCCCTGTCCTATGGCTTGGCCAACAAGGCGTATGAAACGCTGGTAGTTGATGTAGACAATGCCGCCGCCCTGGCGCGCTTAGAAGGACATGAAGACGATGTTGAGTAAGTTTGGGCCCTCCCTTGTGCATACCGGGCTTCATCTATTGGTGCAGACAGTGCTTGCGCTTCCGTTCGCGCTGGCCGGGTATGGTGTGGCTTTCTGGTTCGCCGCCTTCTGGGTATCTGGTGTGGCTGCCGGGCGCGAGCGGAGGCAGGCAGAGGTCGGTGCAGGTAGTAATCGGATTTGGCCATGGGATTTCAGCGGCAATCGTGGTGGGCCGCGTCAGTTCTTGTGGCCAACGGTTGCGACGCTGGGGCTCGCTGGAATTGTAACATGGGCTTTCTAGTAGGTTTGTGGCAAAAAGCCTACGGCTATGCTATACTTGCGGTTGGTATTGTAGGCGCGTTCGGTTGGGCCTACTTGTCTGGAAAGAGCAATGAGCGAAAAGAAGCAGAGCGGAGAGCATTGGGGCGTGATCTTGAAACGCGGCGAGAAGCCGATGCTATTCGTGATGGTGCTGCTTTTGTTCCTGATCCTGTTGTCGAGTTGCGCTCCAAGTGGACCCGCCCGGGGCGTTGAGTTCTGTTCTGTGGCCAAGCCCATTTATGTGACTGAAGAAGATGTGCCCACGCCAGCCCTCGCACGGGACCTTCTGGCCCACAACCAAATCGGCCAACACTTTTGTGGTTGGCATTCTAGGGAAAACTGATGGCAACGTCTAAAAAGATTTCGGAACTCACTACTGCTTCCGCCATTACGGGCTCGGAAATCTTCCCACTTGTGCAGAGTGGCGAGACACGACAGGCCTCCGTCTCTCTGCTCATCAGTTCCCAGGCACCCGTCCAGTCCGTTAATGGTATGACAGGGATCGTGATGTTGGATGTGGGTGACCTTCCCACCTATTCCACTATCAACACGCTTATCTTTTCGGCCATTGCCTCGGTGTCTGTGCGTGTGGATACCGTTTCTGCCCTGGCGTCTTCGGTCTCGGTGATTGCGAACAACGCGCTTTTGGCTGCGGCTTCCGTTTCTGCTCGGGTGGACACGGCAGCGGCTTTGATTTTGGCACCCCGGCCATACAATGTGGTGTTTGATTTTGGCGCCTCGACCGTGCCGATGGGCGAATACCCCAAGGTAAGTCCGGCCGGGCTTACGTTCTACGTGCTGCCTTCGTGCTCTGGTAGTCAGGTTACTTTCAATACGTCGGCGTTTCCTACGGCGCTTGTCTCGATTCCCATCATGTACCCCACCTCCACCACGCTTGGTATCTTACAAATCGACGTGAGTGGAACCACCATTTGGCCTGCGATTGCTACTACGAGCATTGCACCCGGCCAGACGTTCGGGGTGCAGACGTCGGTATCATCGGACCCCACACTGACGGGCCTAGTGATTTCATTTGCCGGTTGGTACCGGCCACAGTAGGGGCACAGAAAAATGACATTACTTTTTGTGGATGGCTTTGAATTCTACTCCGCGACAAACATGAATGTTGAGCTTAGCGTCAACGGCTATGTTGGTGTTACTAATATTAATCAAGTTGCCGGCCGAATTACTGGCCGTGGTGTATCTGGTGGTGGTAATTTTCGAGTTTTGACCAGAGCCTTAACCACTACTTCTGCGGTATATGTAGGTTGGGCCAGCAGCGTTACTGTTTCAACTTCTGTTTCTTTGTTGTCGTTTAGGGACACTACTGGCGCGGCGGGGTCCCCATTTTTGTTGGCGCGCGAAGCAGGAAACAGACTCACTACCTTTCATAACAATGTTACAGTTAGTACAACGCCAAATGACATTTGGCCAAATGATGCGGTTTGGCGCTCTGTTATTGTTTCTGTGAACTCCAACAATACAACTGGATCTTATAAAGTACTGCTTGAAGGTGTTACTGTACTAAACGCCACAAATATTGATACTGCGGTTTCGACTGTTGGTGGTTTCATTGGTTTTACACTTAATGCGCCAGACGGTAACGGCATAGATGATTTCTATTATGGCAATAATGCTGGACCAGCGCCATACAACGCAAACCTAGGCGACTGCCGTTATGAAGTGATTCGACCAACCAGCGACGTATCGGTTGCGTTTGTTCGTAGCACCGCAACGGTAGGTAACTGGATTTGTGTTGCTGACGTTTCTACCAGTGTGAGTTCTTTTGTAGAAACCAGTATTGTGGGTGCTAGAGATGTGTATGGTATGGGAAATTTTTCTGGCATTCCAGTAACTGTTTATGCTGTAATTCCGCAAATGTACCAAGAAAAATTAGATGCTGGCACGCTAAACTTGCGGTTTTATATGGAGGTTGCTGGCGTTACAGCTATTGGCTCTAACTTCACTCCGCTAGTAAGTGCGTACAGGTGGTCACAAGAAATATACACTACACAACCAAACGGGGCCGCTTGGGATACTACGGCAGTTAATGCGCTACAGGCTGGATTTGAAACCACCTAATGCCTACTAATCGGATAGCTGAGTTTGGCGCTGGTGTTCTTACGCAGCCAGTACCGCATACGCGGGTAGCCGAAATGGGTGCTGGTGTTCTGTACAGGCAAGTAGTGCATGCACGGGTGGCTGAGTTTGGCGTCGGCATCCTGCGGTCCTACGCCACGTCGGTTATGCCGTCGAGCGGGCAGACCACCAACGTCTACGTAATTGTGGGGTGAGCATCCGGTGAGAATGCTTGCTCACCTTCCTCACCCATGATATTATGCGTCTATGACATCCAAGCCAGATCGCCTCGATATATTCGAGGCCGCTAAGCAACGCCTTTCGCCGTGGACCACCGAAGACGGCCGCCTGTTTCTGGATTTCATGGAACCGGGTGGGCGCCGCACCATGCAGATTGCCCCAGGTGGGCACTGCGATTTTCGCGGCTGGTTCATTTCGTTCTGTGTAGACCAGATGGGTTTTGTGCCCGGCGGCGACTACCTCAACTCCGCACAAACCTACTTCTCCCACTGGGTCCGTACCCAAGGCAAGAAGGTCAAGGACTACATCCGTGTGGGTGGTACCGTCGGTGCCCTTTACCTCGACATTGGCAACGACAACAACGACGCGTGGTGCATCAGCGAGGCAGGCATTACCAAGGTGCCGGGCGGCCCTACCCATATCCGGTTGCTGCGGGGTGCTGGCATGTTGCCGCTGGTGGAGCCTGACCTAAGCGCGCAGCCAAAGGACCTTGTACCACTCCTTAAGGAGTTCATACATGCGGACGAAGAAACCACGACGCTCCTCGTGGCATGGCTTCTTGGAAGTCTCCGTCCAGAAGGTCCATACCCAGTCCTGACTATCAGCGGCGAGCAGGGTTCCGGCAAGTCGTCGATTCTGCGTCTTCTGCGGCGGATCGTCGACCCACATGCGCTTGATATGCGGACGCCGCCCGAAGATCAGCGTGATCTCCAGGCCATGGTCCGGAATTCGTTCTGCCTTGCATTCGACAATGTCAGTTTCATTAGTAACAAGATGAGCGACGCTCTCTGCGTAATCAGCACAGGCACTGGCGCTCAGGGCGGCCGAGCCCTCTACACGAATGCGGAGGAGTCCGCAGTACGCGTCTGCCGCCCGGTAGCCATGAATGGCATCCCTGATGTCATTGAGCGTGGAGACCTCGTAGACCGGAGTATACATGTACATCTTCCTCGAATTGATCCCAAGAATAGGCGTGACGATTTGGAGTTCTGGCAGGCCTTCAATGAGGCACATCCGAAACTCCTCGGCGCCCTTATGAATGCGGCTCTAGTATCCACCCAAAACTACAAAAATGTCAAGCTGGAAGAAAAGCCCAGAATGTCTGCGTTTGCCGTATGGGTAGCCGCCGCCGAGTCCTCGCTTGGCTGGGCGCCCGGCCAGTTCGTTACAACTTATACGCAAAATAGAGAGTCCGCAGAAAACCAAATGCTTGAATCCAATGGCATGGCTTCCGCCATCCACCGTATGATGGAAAAGCAGCATGAGTTCTCGGGCACCTACCCTGAACTCATCGGTGCCCTTTCTCTCAACATGGGGCCGCTCGAAACCCTACCCAAGACGCCCCACGGTTTCGCGGCCGAACTGCGACGCATCCGCCCACTCCTTGAACGGGCCGGGCTTCGCTTCTTCAACGGTGGGCGCAGTTCTTCTATGGGGCAGAAGGGCCGCACCCGCATCCAGATTGTGAGGACCGATGACGGATACACCCCCAGTACCTAAAAAGAAGAAGTCCAAGAAGTCCCAGGAGAAGCGGCAGGAATCCTACGCGCGGGCGCTCAAAACCTTCAACGTACAGAAGCCGGCTACCGCTTCGTACGCCAAGAACGTCCGGACCATGCAGGCCCTCAAGGACATGTTGAGGCAAACCTGGGCCCGGCACTGGGACAACACCAACAGTTGGAGTAGGTTCTCAGAAAAACAAATGAACTTCGCCCGCGAGTATGCTATAAGTGGTAGACGTTCGCGAGTCAAGTGTATGCGGCGGGCCGGTTACGAAAGCCACGACGACACCTATTTGTTGGAGGCGGCCAACCGAAACCTTAAGGTCCCCTACTTTGAAGAGTTGATACAGGCGTTTGAAATTGAGGAGAAGGCACGTATGGGACTAAAAGTACAGGATGTGGCGGATTGGTACGAGCGGATCGCTACCGCTGCCCTGGATGCAGGAGACTTCTCTGCTGCCAATCGAGCTATGGAACTTTATGGTAAGTACCTACAAATGTTTTGTGAAAAGCGCGAGATCGTGCATAGGGTTGTCCATAGCAAGGACGAACTTAACATGCGTATTGCAGAACTAACTAATGTGCTGAAAGAAGCAGAGCCGGAAATTGAATCCCGACTTCGACTCAACTAAGCCACAGGTCGTAGACTTAGCCAGCGCGAAGTTAGCTGGAAAGCCTCGGTACTTTACGGGTGTGGCCTGCGTAAATGGTCACCTCGTAGAGCGCTTTGTATCTAGCAAAGCGTGCGTTGTTTGCGCACGAGCAAATCAAAATAAGTGGAATTCAAAAAACGCAGACAAACTCCGTGGCTATGGCACTAAGCACTATGCAAATAATGCAGAAAAGCAACGAGAATCTGCTCGCCGATATAGACGAGATAATCCAGAAGCAGCCAATGGGGCCACCCGACGCTATAGAAAAAAGAAGCCTGAAGTCATTTCAGCCCACGTGAGTAAACGGCGCGCAAGACAACTCCAGGCAATGCCCACCTGGGTTAACAAAGACTTGTTGTTTGCTTTTTACAAACAAAGCAAAGATAAAGCAAAAGAAACTGGTGTTGCGCATCATGTTGATCACATAATCCCACTGGTTAATAAGCACGTATGTGGACTGCACGTACCTTGGAATTTGCAGGTAATTCCAGCTAAAGAAAATCAACAAAAGCGTAACAAGTTCAATCTAGATGTCTGACACTTCGCCAGATCTTTTAGATATTAAAGCCCAACTTGTAGAAGCCCTTCACCAAAAAGCAGTTCTTGAGGCGGCCGACGACTTCTACATATTTGTGAAGTTGTTGGCCCCCCTCATGCTCGACGGCAACGACTACCGCGACGGCCGCCACATCCAGGCCATTGCCGCCACCCTCGAAGAAGTCCAGGCCGGTGACGTTTCCCGCCTGATGATGATGCTGCCTCCCGGCTCCATGAAGTCGGTGCTTCTGATGCTCTTCGTAGCCTGGAGCCTAGGCAAGAACCCTTCCTGGCGCGTCATGTGGATTTCCCACACAGCCGACAAGGCCCAGGACTGTTCGCGCCGCATCCGCGACCTCCTCGAATTTCCCGAATATCTGGAAATCTTTCCCTCCGTTCGCCTGCGCGATGATGTGCGGGGCGTTACCGAATGGAAGCTCCGCACTGGCGGCTCCTTTCTCCCCAAGGGCGCCGGCCAGTCCCTCGCCGGGTACCGCTTCAACTTGGGCATCCTTGACGATCCCCTTTCAGAACAAACTGCCAAGTCAGACAACGACCGCTCCAAGGTGAACGAGTGGTACTATCCCGGCTTCCGTTCGCGCAAACTTCCCGACTCCCGCATCATCCTAGTCAACACGCGGTGGCACGTCAATGACCTTTCGGGCTACCTGCTTGACAAGGCCGAACGCAACTCCCGCGTCGACCAGTGGGAAGTCATCTCCATTCCGGCCATCCTCGACGCCAAAGCGTCTGAGTTCCTCATGCTACCAGAGGGAACTTCCTATTGGCCCGAATACATCACCATGGACGACCTAACCGCTACGCGCGAGGGCTCCACCCGTGGCGACTGGGCCGCCCTATACCTCCAGTCTCCGACCGGCGAAGACGGCAACATCTTCACCAAGTCCGAACTCCAAGACTGGGAGGACGACGACCCACCTGAATGTGACGAAGTTATCCAAACCCTCGATACAGCCTTCTCCACCCGCGCATCCGCCGACTATTCTGTGATTCAGACGTGGGGTATTTTTCATCTCAAGTACCAAGATGACAATGGTGAAGACTACTGGGAACCCAACGCTATTCTTCTAAACCAAGTACGTGACCGTTATTCGTATCCACAACTTAGACGAGTGGCATTGGAGCAATACAAGCGCTATAAGCCCGACCGGGTCATTATCGAAAACAAGGCCAGCGGCCAGTCCCTTCTCCAAGATCTTAAACTAAACAAGCTGCCTGTATTGCCCTTTCAACCAGATCGTGATAAAGTAACCAGGGCGCACGCAGTGACTGGCATCATTGAGCGTGGCCGCGTTTGGCTGCCCATGACGAAGAAGTTCGCAACAGAACTCCTCAAGGAGTTGCTGGAATTTCCGCGAGGGGCCCACGACGACTCCGTTGATGCTATGGTTATGGCGCTCCTCTACTTCCAGCGCCGGTACGAACTGACGCAAGAAGAAGTTTCTAAGCCGACTAAAGCCTACAAACGCAAATCTAAAAGTTACTGGAGCAACCTGACAAATGTCCGCAACCGCTGAAGCCCCCGAAGACGACGGTCCGGAAATCGAGATCGAGATCGAGGACGAAGAATTCGAGTTCGACCCCGATACCCTTGAACTCGTACCAGAGGCCGAAGACTCCGAGGACGTGGACGTGGTTTCCTTCGGTGCCAACCTTGTGCCCGGCCTGGACGACGCCGACCTGGAAGCCATCGGTTCCCGGCGCCAGGAAATCTACACCAACCTCAAGAACGCCCGTTCCGAATGGGAAGACTACATTACCCAGGGCATCAGGTGGCTGGGCCTTTCGACTGAAGAGGCCGACTCCAACATGCCGACCGAGGACTCCTGCACGGCCGTCCATCCCCTCCTGATGGAAAACGTCGTCAAGTTCCAAGCCAAGGCAATCCAAGAACTCTGGCCCGCCAAAGGTCCCGTCCGCACCAAGATCAAGGGCTACGTCAACGCCGAACGCGAAGCCACCGCCAACCGCGTCCGCACCTACATGAACTACCA